TCCCTAATAGGCACCTCATTCGACATATTGGTCGAAGAGGAATACTGAACCCTTTACCCTTGACCTTAAACCCTTTTTCCTGTAAATTCTGACCTGTTATGAAGACCAAGACTAAAAAGCAAGTGGCCTACCTGCTCAGTAAAGTTAGCCCCCTCAGCGGCAAGGAACAAGGCAAACTGAAGGGCGAGCTTCACAGCGGTGAAGTCAAAACCAAACCCAAAAAGTAATGCCCGCCACTACGGTAAATCAGCTGGTTCCGATGCTCAGTCAGTACATCGAACCAGACGGCGAGTTCAAGACAAGCCTCAATCAGGTCTTGTCTCGTATCTACAATATGGGTACGTACCGTGATCTTACTATCCAGTACAGTCTGCCTGTTGTTGACAACTGCATCACACTGCCGGACGAGGCGGATTCCGTACTACACACAATTGTCAACAACCAGCCCGCACCTATCCGTGCCCTATGGCACGACTTCAAATCAACAGGCATGGGGGTTGGTACAGCCGACCTTACTTGGGGTTTAGTTGACGCTGGCTTTCATCCGTTGAAGCGGTTGATTACTACCGCTACCGATACTTTGCACATTGTCCCGTCCGACCAGTCGCCGACGAAAACCAACTTCAATCCTAATAACGGCGGCGAGATCGTGGTAACAGCGACAGACGGCGACAAGATCTATCAGTCAACCACCGATACCGTATCCGACAACGATGTCCCTCTTGCTTTTGCAGAGGACATTAATGCTGTGATTAGTATCCGCTTCGACGGGCTTACGGATGCATACGACATTCGAACTACTGCGGGCAATTCCGATACCACAATTGCCACAGTCGGACCGGATTCCGGCGTCACTCGCTATCGTAGGTTCAGACTGAACCGCTCGACTAATGACGAGACTGTCGTTCATGTTCTCTGCAAACGAGCCTTCCAACCTATTCGCTCCGATAACGACATCGTGTATGTCGGCAATGTCGGTGCTTTGAAGCACGGTCTTATGGGTCGTTTGATGGAGGATAACGCCGATATCGAGCGTGCCGAATATCACTGGAACAAGTGCATGCAGCTGATGGAAGAAGAAGCTGCTACTTCAAGGGGCGCCGCCATACCGAGATTGAACGTCGATCCATACGGTACTGGCAACCTCAATCGTATTTACCAACTGTACTAATGATAGTCATAAAACCTTCCGGTGAAGACCGGAGACAGGCACGCTCCGAAGCCAAAGCGATGGGTGTGCTCAGGGGCTCAATTGCAAGGGGTCGTGGGAATGAGATCGGAATGATGGGCGAGATGCTTGTCCATCGTGAGATCGGCGGCAGCAGAGTAGGCGACGTAAACTTCGCTTACGACATCACCATGCCAGACGGCGTAACCATTGACGTGAAGACGACTAAGGCCGCTAGTGTGCCGGAACCCCATTATGTGGCTCGCGTGTACGGTGCAGAGTCCAGTGCAGAAAAGATAGGCAACAAATGCGATGTCTACTATTTCGTTAGATGCAATCAACAAATGACTCTTGCCACCATTGTCGGCTGGTTGCCCGCGAAAGAGTTTATTGCGAAAGCAACCTTCCTGCCTAAAGGCAATGTTGATCCCAATGACGGCAAGCTGTCTTTCTCTGATGAGTTTGTGATACCCATCTCAGAACTGAACCCGCCCTCCGTGAAGATCACGAAGAAGCGGGTCCGTTAATTCCTTAGAAGTCGCCGCCTTGGTCGATGTCGTACGCTTCTGAGAGATCGATCTCCCAGATCTTGCCGCCACCTTGACCCTTGCTTCGTACCGGACGGACGTTCTTGTTGTGTTGGCTTACCTCTTCGAGGACCGTCATGCCGCGCCGGACGAACTCCATATTTCCGCTATTGCCGACGCTACGACCGCCATTACATTCTTGTAGTACAACGGTGAACTCAGTAAGGGTGCCGCGCCATTTGGTAAGAGATACGGTTTCACGAACCTTCTTGGCGAAGAACTCCACCATTTCTGCAATGGCAGAACGTGAGCTGTTGTCGTAAGCTGCGGCCTCAATGAATGAGTCAATGTAGGTCTTAACGCCAAATCGATTGGAATCCTTGACCTCGATCGGTACCTGCCAGTCATAGAGCCACTTGAGAAAGAACGGCAGTTCGGTGTTGATCGTATTCTCGACAAACTCGTTTGAGCCAAACTTTACCTTGTGCCCACTGTCAATACGTAACGCAATGATCTTGTCTCGGTTGCTGCTGTCAAGTGACGGCAGAGCGGCAAGGGAGTTGGCATCGAGGTTGAGGGACATCATAACCCTACCGGACCACGGCAACGGGATAGCATCTGCATACTTCGCATGGTACTCAAGTCTAGGGTTGGCTACACATCTCTTGGTAAGCTCGACGAACTTGCGCTGATCGGCGTAGGTTGCTGCTGCTGTCTGGTCATCCACAACCCAAGCGGCAGACCCGCAGAGGTCACGGTTGAAGCTGGTCTTGCCGGACAGATAATCCGAGGCATCACTGAACCCGCCGACCGAAGCACCAATAATCTTATTGGTGAGTAGGGTCTTGCCGTGTCCAGCTGGTCCCAACAGGATCATCAGTTGCCCTTGATCGAGTCGGCATTCGAGCACCGCTTTGTACAGGCGTTGAAACCACGCTAGAAAATACGGCAGCGTTTCCTTGCCATCGCGGTCTTTTGCAAAGAACGGCATGAGGTACGAATGAATCCACGGCCAGTTAGCTGGATCTCCATTGTCGGCGGGCTGAACAGCGTTTGCTCTACAGTTGTTGAGAATCTTCCTGCCGTAGTAGTCAACCACGCGCTCTTTGGAAAACACGACAGGCGCGACTTCTTCGACACGGCAGTCGTTGGAGATAGTAAGGATAGCTTGTTCGATCTCCGACACCGTCTGGTTCTTCTTGAGTTTAGGACTGAAGCCAGCCTTACGGAGTTCGAGCACCAGTTGTTCTTTCGGTATCGCCACAGGTCCACCGTTAAGGAGCTTGTAGAATGACTTGCCGTTGAACCAGTACTGGTCTAGTAGAGTAGACAGTTTCTTCTCCTCGTACTGGTCAACGAACTTCTTACCGAAGATCGAACCCCACGACTTGAACCCTGTACCCGCACGGTCTGAGTAGCAGATCATTCCGTCTTCCCGTACCTGACAGCCATCGCGGTCGATGCCGTCGTCAATCCAGAACAGTGGTCCGCGAGCACCTACGGTAAACTCACCCTTCCATCGGTTCGGGAACTTACGCGCAACTTCCGCTGCAATGTCGTCGAGTGGGATATTGGTTTCGTCGGTCTTGATCGGTGTATCGTTTGCCGATTTTAGCAACACGGTACGGACAAAGGATATGGCAATAGGGTCCCCGATACGAGTCCAGTCTGCGCCTAACTCGAAGTACTGCGACACCTTCAAGCTGGTCTTGTCAAAACCAGCAAGCAGCATCGATGCTTTGAGCGCGTCACTCAACCGCTTCATAAAGGAGTCAGCAAGTGCTGGAGCAAGTGGGAGTGACTTGTCAAACTCCCACACAAGTCGGATGTAACCGGACTGAGTTTTGGTGCGCCACGTTGGCATGTGTCCGCCCTCGCAGCGGATCTTGAGAGTCTCGTCGATCTTGTCCCAATCGACAGGAGCGTCGAAGTCAGCGACAAATCCATGTATCTTATGAACAGGATTATCTTCGCTGATGCGGGCATTTGGACTGTCGCCCTCCGCCATAGAGTAGAAACAATGGTCGGTGTTTGCGTCGGCGCACCATGCCCGATACTCAGCCTTAGAGGCAAATTGTGGTTTGTTAAATGATAGGGTTGATGGGTCGTCGATTACGGTTACTGTATTTGCGCGGTGATTTTTAAGGTATCTGTATTTCATAAACGTTGTGTCGGTTGATGACGTGCCGACTGCACGGTTGTTATTTGGTATAGTAATCAAGAGTGTGCCCCTCAGCGGCGACCGGAATGTCCGGAATCCACTGCGGTGGCGTGTGCATGATTTCTAGGATCTTTGCGAGAGCTTCTTCGGCTTGTGCCTCCGGTACTTCGCAAACCATTTCGTCATGAACGTGCAGGATAACTGGAAATCCTGCCGCGTCAACGCGAAGCATCATGTCTGAAAAAATGTCTCTGGCTAAACCTTGAGACAAGTTTTCAGTAAGGATACCACCCCACAAGGGGAAGTCCCGCAGCTGTCCGTTACGAACGATTTTTCCAATGTGGCGGAATCGATTGACCGAACCAACCTCTTTCATCCGCTTGATCTTTCCATATCGGAGTGATCGACCGGACGGAAGCTCTAGCTCAAAGGGCTCTCCGACAGCACAGGCAGTTGCCATACTCTGGTCAAGTGAACGCCAGAACTTCGGCACTGTGGGCATGCGTTCGCGGTATAGCTTAACCGCCTTCTCAGCCTCTTCCGTGGACAGGCCGCTGAACGCGGAGAACTTGGTCGCCCCCATTCCGTACCCGCAGCCCAAAACTATTGATTTCACCTTATGCCGTAACTGCTTATCGTAGTCCCGCAGTGACCCGTTGTCCGAATCGTGTAGCCCCAACAGCACACCGAACGCATGGTAGATGTCGTCTGAATCGCGGATGAGGTCGAGGGCTTTCCTGTCTTCAGCAAGCCAGCACAATGTGCGCACCTCGATCTGTGAAAGGTCAACAACGACCAGCTTGTAGCCCTCTTTGGGTCGAATCATGTGGCGGAAATTGACTCCGAACATCTCGTCCCTCGGAAGGTTTTGCAGGTTGAGGTTGCCGCCACTGCCACTGAATCGGGCTGTCGGGTTAGCTCCGCAGTACATCAGTCCGCCGTAGTACCTGCCGTCAGGCATCGTACCGGAATCAAACGCTTCGAGCTTACGGAGGAATGCGTTAATGCGGCGGTAGTTCTGCACGCCTCTTGCCCACGGACATGCGTCTTGAAATGCGGCAAACCATTTGTCAGCATCTTCATTACCAGCAGCAATAGAGGCTGGTGGTTCGATGCCTTGCTTACGGCACTGCTCGTTGAACGCTTTGCGTGATAGCGGGGTGTGCTCCGAAATCCACGGAATGGACTGCTCTGCGTTGAATAGCTCAGTACGAATATTCTCAAGGTTCTTCTTGAGGAGTTCGGTGTCAATCGGAATGCCGCGCTGCCCAACCCTGCGATTGAGATAGCTGATATCCCGCTCGACTTGAGGCCACCCATCGGACAGTTCTTGCCACAAGCGCAGACAGAGTTCAGAGTCTTTAACTGCGTACTCGGTGACTTCTTTTTTGAAGTCGTCTGTCATCGCGCCCCACTGCTTGCCCTTCATGTTGTCGCGGGTAGTCTTGTTGACTTCCAGACCGAACACAGTTGCTGAGGCGTTTTTGAGGGATCTCGGTAAACCTAAGAACGCAGTCATGTCTGCGGTACAGTGCCACTCAGACGGACTGCATGGCTTAAACCATCCGACTTCTACGCCGTACAAGTACAAGCTCTCATCGAAAGAAGCGTTGTGGGATAGCACACGATTGCCTGTAAGCATTGAAAAGTCGAAATCGTCGGGATGTCCGGCAAAACGGAACCCGTCATCTCCGACAACAGTTACCATATAGGCATCGAATAGCGGATGTGAAAAATAGCCTCTAGGACCTAAAGTTGTAATGGAGCATTCTCCATCGTAGTAAGATTCCCAATCTAAAGCGTAAGTTATCATATAAGTAGTAATTAAATGTGTTTCCAGTTTTTGCGAGTTACGATTTTGTGGATCGCATAAGAAGTCACCCCATATTTTTTCCCTAGATCTTTTTGGGTCAAAGGTCCATTTTTGGAGTAAGTTGCTCTGATCTCTCTCACCTGATCTTCAGTAAGTTTGACATGACATGGCTGTGTGCGGAGTCCGGTCTCCCATGCGTGGCGCAGGTTATCAACCTGCGAACACCATTCAAGGTTGTCGAGGCTATTATTCAGTTTGTTTCCATCAATATGGTTTACCTGTAGTTTTGTGTTTTTTGTGGGGCGGAAGGTCAAAAGCAGGAGACGATGTATGTGGTACGACCCCTGTTTCCCGTTCCGCCTAAGATTTACTCTACGGTAGCCGTCCGACGCAGTATGAACAGATACTAGAGAACCAGCTTTAAGGGCGTTAATCCAATTGTTCCCCATGAAAGAAGGATGGGTACGGACCTCGCCGTTGAGGTTGATTTGATATTGCCCCTCAAAATTAGGTATGGTTTTCCAAGAACTCATAGTGGAAGAGTAAAGTCTTAGGATTGACTGTCAATACTAAAGTGAAAATAAAGTGAACCCACACAGTACACCTAATGAGTGTACTGTGTGGGTTGGGTGTAGTTACTCTACTTCCAGATCCAGCTCAAGCTGTACTGGAGCAGTGCGAATGCGGTCCATCTCATTATCGAGGGCATTTACCACAAGATTCAAAGATGCTTTCTGGACCATCAACTCAGTAACCTGATCGTTGAGTTGGCGAATGTCGCCGTCAATCTTAGCGATTACGGTGCGGATGGAGTCCGCTTCACGCTTAAGAAGTGCAAGCGGGTTATCAAGTACGATCGAGCTCATTGGTCACCTCCTTTGGTAAGGCGTGCCGCGAACTCTCCGACTTCGGCTGGTGTGTCGTCCTTGGTATGAGCAAGGGTAGGAACATACCAGCTGTATTTCCCTTTGGACATCAGCTCAGTACCAAAGTTCCAGAAGCGCGAAGCGATAGGAACGTTAGGGTTGAATGTCGAGAAGGTGAACAGACGCTTGTAGGTCAAGCGGTATGCGTCCTTCTGAACGGTGATGCGACCGATCTGATAGTTGGTATCGCCGATCGGGTAGGGAAACAAGGTGTCATCTTCGCCAACCTGTGGGATGAGGAGGATGATTTCCGCGAACTCAGTCACGTCGTAACTGCTTTCGGCAGCGAGCGACTTGGCATCCAGTTCGTTGGACACGATCTTGGGGATGTAGTCCTCGCCGAACGGAACGTCTTCTTTCCACCGCTTGATAGCTCCGATCACGACTACCGGAGTTTTTTGTTCGGCTTCAAGGAGAACGGAGTCCTTGTCGATAACGACTGAACCGATAGGCCCTTCGATCTCCGACATCTTTTGGATGACGTTGAGGCGTGGGATATCGATGTCTTGTGCGGCAAACGCCAGACCAGTCGATGTGCTTGTGCTTAGTGCTTCTGTACTCATATTACTATTTTCTCGTTTCTGATCGGTTGTTGCTTGTTGCTTACTAAAGGGGACAGCCGTAACTCCCTTTATCCTCATTTTGAGGAAAGTGTGTATCGTGTTGAACCAACCTCGACAACGCCGAGATCAATAGCTTCTTTCTCGAAGCTGTCAACAACAAAAGATTTTTTTCCTTTCGGAGCCTTATCATGCAGGGCTTTTGAGAGTTGACCCATCGTCAGGTCAGCGGCCTCAATGATCTCATTAAGTTCAAGTCCGTGCTTAATTGCAAGCTGCGCAAGATAATTTTTTTCGATGGTTTTTTTGAGTGCACCCATTGATTTGAGCTTGAGGTTCTCAAACTCCACGCCTTCGTGCGCCATGCCTGTAGCCTTATGCTTGATGCCGGATGCCCAATTATCTACAATCTTTGCTACGATATAGAGCTTTTCGATTGTGGCTGGATCGTCAACCTCGCCAGAAGCAATAGGTCCGTCGGGCAGTAAGTCCGGTCTGTACCGTTTGGCAACTTCGATTGCGACTGCGCCTAATGCGGGGCAGTGCTCCTCATGTCGGCAGAAGCGGCAGTTCACGGTAGGGTTAAGGTCATCAATGTCGATGGTCTTACTTTCCCATTTCGGTCTGGTTGTTTCGGCCTTCTTAATAACAGTAGAAATCTGTTTGCGTAGGTCGTCCATCTCGGACCGATGGAAAGTACCGACAAGGATCTCATCGCGCTTCGGGATTAAGAATGCAAAGTGGATGGTCTCCAGTTCCGGATACATCTGGAACGCCGCAAGTACGTACGCTTTGGCTTGCCAGTTAATCAGAGGCTCGTCGATCTTGCTGATGCCAGTCTTGTAGTCCACCTGAAGACCGATGTTGCCTTTCCAAGCTACAATGTCAGATGTGCCGAATGTCGGTGTCTCGCAGTCGAGATCCAACACAAGACGCATCTCGCGATTGATCGTTACGCCGTCAGTACCACCGAAAACATTTTGGAAGACCTCATCCTCTTCAGCCACCATGCGCTCGTAGATCTGTACTTCGTCGTCGTCCATAAGGGCGGACGGATCGCGTACCTCAAGTGCCTCATGGATGCGTGTGCCCTTATCGGAGGCTGCGTTCTTTCCGTCCTTACCGTGGTATCCGGCGCAGAGCGAAACATACTTAAGGGATGAAGGGCCGAACTCAGCATGTGCTCGTTCGGAGTGGTCTGGTGTACTGGTTTCTGGATTCATATTTGCGTGTGAAGTGTGTCCAGAGACAAACGCTTTTGTTCCAACTTGTCAACAATTTTTTCTTCGATTGTTTTTGAGGCAACCAAAACCCTTTGAATTGCAGGGCTTTTTGCGTTTGCTCGGTGAATACGGCC